GTTAAAAAATATAAAAATAAAAACATTTATGGAGGAGACCATAGAAAATCTAAATTTGTTTTAGTACCTTTAAAAGAATTATTTGTGTTGGAGAACATACAAAATGGATAATATAAATCCAAATTATTATAAGACTAATACTATAGAAACCATAGAAGCTATTCGTTCTCAATTAACGATTGATGAGTTTCGTGGTTATTTAAAAGGTCAGATTTGGAAATATCTATCTAGGCATAGACAAAAGAATGGCTTTGAGGACTTACAAAAAGCTAAGTGGTACATGGACTATATGATTAAGTTTGAACAAGAGATAGGAGAAGGGGACTTAATTAAAAATTAGGAGACACAACATGGCAAGCCATAATTATATTATAACAGGGGAACAAGTTCAGATATTATTACGATATTTGTTTACTAGACCTTATGGTGAAGTAATAAAGCTGATAGAAATATTAGGTCAATTGAGGGAACTAGATGAAAAAGTTAGCCCAGACTTCATCTCGAAGAAGCAACCTAAGTAGTAACTTAGCTACTATTTATGTTAAATTAGATAAATCAGGTGAAATAAAATTAGATTTAGATTACATTAAACCTTCTGATTTAATAGACACCTTTAAAAACAAATTTCCTAACTATGAAAACTCAGTATTATTATCTTCTATTATTTACGATACTATATCTATTTATGAGGATTTATATGACAGGATTCAAAACACTATTAATATGAATTAAATATCTCTCATTTCCATACTTAAGGCTCTTGCCCTGTTGGGTGTTTGACGATACCATCTTGAACGCAACATCTCATTCGCTGCATCAGGGTAATTGCCTTCTTTTAAATATCTAATCATATTTCTAAACTTAGATACCCCGGCAAATCCCATTTGAAAAATCATTTCACAAATAATACCTTTTGCTTTAACAGGTAAATCTAAATCGTTTTCTACACAGAATTTTTCCATTAAGTTCCATGCTTTATCAAAATCTTCTTCAAAGATTCTATCCCACCCTTCTTTGTCTTTGGGGGCTTCCTCTCCGGGTAACATCTTATGACCATACCCTCCTGTTTTAAATCCTAAAGTATCAATGTAAGTATCTAAACGATATCCTTCATGTTCTTTAATTCTTTCTTTTAATGCATCTTTAATTATATCCGACATCAATCCTCCTAAACTATTTAGTAATTTTTTTAGATTTCTCAAATGTACGTAGACCTGCCATGCCTAAAAGTGCCATGACTAAAGGCATTAATTGTTCCATGTCCATACTCGGTAGTGGCTGTGTCTGTACTTCAAACACCGCTAAAAAGAACATGATAAAATTTTTAAGGACAAATTCCCAAAAAATGGATATTGCTGCACTAAATCCAATGAGGGGTCTCCAAGAACGCTGCAATATACCTGAAATATCTGTAGCTGTAGATTGAGCATCTGCTATATTGACCTCAATTTGTTTTGCATTAATTTCATTTTCTAATTCCTGTAATCTTATTTTTATTTTTCCTCTTTCTTCATCTGATACATGAACACTGTCGATAACTTTACCAACAGTTTCTACTAGACTTCCACCTAATAATTTACTTAACACCTCGTACTCCTGTTCTATCCATTACAGATTCATAATACTCTAACCATTCCTTTTCACTCCAACAAGTCATTTCCTGATATTCAATTCCTTTATGTGCAAATTGCTTATTTACTGATTGCTCTAATAATTCTCTTTTAGCTTTCACAAATACTTGACATGTATTCTCATCTATAAAATCTAAATAAGTGTAGCGATATAGCTTAGGGTCATACTCCCCTGTAAAAAATATTATAAGAACTAAAACGTATTTCATTTTTAATCCAACTGAAATGATTCATTATAAAGCATATCGGCTATCTTCTTCTTATCCATGGTTATATCCCCCTTTAGATTCTTTTCTATAGCACTTGTAGTTAAATCAATAATTTTATTCTTTAACTTCATCTTAATTCTATCTGCGTTGTATCCTTGACCTACATAATAGTCTACAACTGCAGGGTCTAATCCACCACCTTTTAACATCCCTAAGACTGCATACTCTGTCCAGTCTTCATCTTTGATAGCTTTTCTATTATTCATTTTAGTTATATGCCATATTACTTTATTAAGCTGAGATTCTTTTAATGAGTAAGTAGAGAATAGTCTTCTCCACCAATCATCCATATCACGTTCTATCTTTGCTCTGATTTTCTCTCCTGCACCTACAACAACTACTCCATTAGTTCCTTTATCTGCATCTTTAAGGTATCGAATAGTATTACCAAAGCTTCCTTCTCCATATTTAAGTTTAGCATTATAGTAAGCTTCAATCATTGGTTTCATAATATTAGGAGCATAAGAAGTATGGAAAAGTAGCCTATCCCCATCTTCTACATTTCCTTCTAATTTTTTAGAGACATAATTCTTTGTAGCAGTAGCTATATTTCCTGCTAAACTTAAGCCTGCAGGCATAGAGAATACTGTATCTAAACCGATACTAGCAGGTGCTGCTAAAGTAGCTGTTAAATCGGCATTTAAGACCCCTGATGGTACTCCAAATAATAAGTAAGGGTGAAGTTCATTCTCATATAAATACTCAGAAAGAGTAGGTATTTTTTGATTCTTTTTCCATACTCCTATACCTCTTAGGGCTGCACCCCCTGTTTTATCTAAAGCATTTAATAAGAAGTCTGCACTTTCTATACCAATAACTCCGTATAAACCTGCAGTAAATATCATACTAGCTGCAAAAGAAGCAACAGGTCCAATATCCCCTGTCTGTCTAGTAGTTCTTACGTGTTCTACCATTTGTGCAAAATAGTTATGTTGGAATGTTTTAAACAAACCAAAGGAACGACCTAAAGTATTTCCTAGAAAGCCTGATGAAGTATAGATGATAGGTCTTTGAGTAATATTATACTCCACCATATAAGTATCAGATAATTGCCATGCTCTTTCTTTAGCTAACTTATGGGACATACCACCTTCTCTTAAAGAATGATAGAACATTAAAGTAGCGTTCATACGAGAGAACTGCTCTAGTCTCCCGGAGAATCCTCTACCTGATATAGCATTTACAAATTTATCAAAAGCTTTAAAAGACTTACCACGAATAGCATTATTAAATTCATTTAAGAATTGTGCATTTATATTTCTATTTTTTACTGCTTCTTGGATAACTTCTTTTGCTTCTTTTGAAGGTGCTAATAAATCTTTTTGTGACTTAAAGAAAGCATCCATAGGAGTTCCTCCTTCTCCTATGGCTCTCATTCGTGATAGCTGAGGTAATATCATCTGATAAGGTTGAATAACCTGAGCCAAAGCGAATCTCATATTAAACATCAACAATCTTGTTGTTAAAGTAAAAGAGTTTATTCTATTTACAAATCTATCTATTCCTCCTGCTCCAAGAAATTCACCTAAGTGTTTTTCAACAAATACATCAACAGGATGCGTATTACTTTGACCTTTTCTTAAAGTTAAGAAGTCACCAGAAAAAACAGCATTGTAATATCTATTTAATAGTTCAATACTATTTTTATAATGTTTATTAATATTTCTATCGGTTGTAAGATTTTTTAATTCTCTTCTTAATTTAATTTGATGTCCACTTTTAACTGCACCTTGAACATAAGCCATATAACCTCTAACAAAATCAGAAGTATTTTTTAATCGTGCAACAGTTTCAGGTACACCTAAGTCTTTATAGAGTTTAGTATTAGCACCTAAATAACCACTAACAAATTTTTGTTTACGTGGCATTTTATGAATATTAAATCCTTTTTTAATAAACTCTGCTTCCCAAACTTCTCTAACTTCTTTAGCTAATCTTTTATTATTTCTTAAGAAATTCATTGTTTCTGCAAATGCAGATATAGTGACATCTCCTGTATGTTGAGCCGCACTTACTTCTGTTTTTACTTCTTCAGATTTAGATTCTATTCTTTTCTGAATATATTTTGCAGTGGCTAAGTTATTGGCAGGTACAACAGATACTAATTCATTGTTAGATTTGTTTCTAACAAATATTCTAAAATCAGCCATCCAGATATGAGGGAAATAAGAAGGTAATTCTTTTACAGGTCTAAACTCAGGACCACCATATTTAAGTCCCATTTCATTATAAAATTTTAAAGACTCTTTTAATCCTCTTCTTAAAGTTTTGTAAACAAGAATCTCATTGTCATTAAAATTAAACTCATCACGTAAAGCTTTATTAGTTAAGTCCCCTTCTTCTTTATTATAGATATCTGTTTTCTTTCTGTTTGTAGTAGCAAATCTTTCAATGGCAGGTAGTCTTTCTACAACTCCATTTAAATATTTAGAATTAGCATCTAATATAGACTCGATAGAATCAGGATGCCTTCCTGTTTTAGCATATTGGTTTGCAGGTAATACACTTATTTGTTTATCTGATTTAGGTGTTAGACCTTTAATAACATTAATAAAATAAGGATTACTTTTTTCAAATACAGGATTACGTAGAATAGAATCTAAAGTATTTTCTGAAGCTATTCTATTTTGGGTAACTAAATCTACACCTTTTTTAAATAAAGAATTTGTTTCTTTAGCAACAAATCTACTAGGAAACATTTGGAAAACAAATTTATTAACAATACCTTTAAACCCTTTTACATTTATGTCTTTTTCTGTAGCTTCATATTCGTATTCTGCTTTACCTGTTTTTTTATTTATCTTCATACCTGAAGGTTTAATTAAGTTATTAACTACTTGTTGAACAGAACGAGTATCCAAATATTCTTTAGACATTTGTACATGAGCATTAGATTTACTATAGGCATCTCTTAAAGTATATATCTCACTTTCTAAAGTCTCTATGCGACTTTCCATAGTTTTAATTTCTTTTTCGCCTATGCTCTTCTCACCTTTATTAAATGCAGATTTAGCAGAGGCTAATTCTTCACTTAATTTCACAAACTCATCTGCTTTACCTTCTATTACTTTTAACTCTCTACTAGCATTAGCTTCTAATTCAGTAATGAATTTATTTTGGTTTATGTGTCTACCTGCTAAATAAGAATTATAATTTACAAGGTCTGCTGCAGCATCTTTAATAGTTTTACCTTCAATATTACCCATTGCACTTAATGCACCAAAAGTAATACCACCTACTAATTTGTCTTCTAAATTACCATCAGTAGCACCAAAACCTAAAGTAGACATTGCAGTAACTCTTGTTTTGATATTAAAAGGTTCTAGGCTTTTCATGACACTACCTAAGAAATAACCTTTACCACCAGCCACTGCTGCTTCCGTTAAACCTTTATCTAGTTCTCTTAATGCATCAGTAGTGGCAAAACCTAAAGGTGCTGACTTTAATAATTTTGTAGGGGCTACATATTCACCAATAGTAACGGGTGCTGAACCCACAGCAGCAGTTAATTTACCTACAAATGTATCAGGGTCTTCAGGTCTATACCCATAAATATTTTTAGTATTAAAATAAGGATTTTCAGAATGCGGATTATAAACAGCAGATAGATATTTTAAATAGTCTGATGCTACATCTAAAGCATAAACAACACCTTGTTCATTATCTTTATCATAAGCTGACTCAATAGATGTTCCAAATTTTTCAGTAGCATACTTACTAAGTTTACTTATCCCTCCGGGTATATTAGATAAAGTATGATAGAAAGAAGATACGCTACTTAGATATCCATATAAAACATCATTACCAAAACCTTTAATCCCATCCATAAAAGTTCCCGGTGCTTTAGTTGTTCTCTCTGAAGAGAATCCACCTTTATATAACTGAGCATTATTTTCTACATCAGGCATATCTGTAAAGCCATCAAAACCTTCTGGTTTATTAACGTAGATAGAAGCCTTTTCGTTATAATATCTATTTACTTTATTCTGTAATTCCTCTTTTAGAGTTCTAATCCTATTAGGTTTAGAATCTAATTTTTGTTTTAATAAATCTATTTTATTTTTTATGGGGGGAGTATCCTGCAGAATTGCAGGCTCTTTAGGTTTAGCTTGATTAAGCTTATCAATTAACAGTTGTATATCTGCCATATTAATACTCTATAAAGTATGTCTGACCGTTTTGTATAAATTCTATTAAAGTTCCTTCTTGCATTTGACTTAATATTTGATTGATTTGATTATCATCCATATTATCAAAGTCTAAAGATATTCTAGGTAAGTTTTTTTGATAATCAGATAATGCAGAAGTATTAGTCATTACACCATAGCCTGCATCTGTTAATGATGAAATGGCAGGGTTTTTAGACATTTGCTGTATTTCTGATTCAGAAAATACTGCTTGTTCATTTTCTAATCCCATAGTTTTCTTTATTCTCTCAATGATAATTGGTCTAGGAGTATTCATTAAAGCTAAAATAGATGCTTCATCTTCTGCAGCTTTTTCCATAATCCTATCAAGAATATCCTCTGCACTATTAGCTTCTGATACTTCCTTTTTAATCATATTCATCTGTAAATCATTTAGAGCATTGTCACCTAAATATTCTTTATTGTTGGCTTCAGATAAAGGAATACCATTTTGTACTAAGAAAGCTACTTTACCATAAGCAGATTTTTCAATATCAGACTTATCCATTCCGGGATAAGGACTAGTGTAAGGGTCTACTCCTAAAGTAGGTTTAGTTTCTAAATCAGAATAATATTCTCCATAACTTCTTTTAGGAATATTTAAAAATAATTCACCTGTTTTATTGGGTACATTTAAAGAAGTAAGTAAGGATTTATAAGCTTGTGTATCTTTATCATACATTTCTTGACTAGCTTCACCCAAGTAACTATAAGGGTCAGCTATTTGTTTTAAATAATCTTCAGGTAATTGATATTGAGATACTAGTTCAGCAATATCATTTGCATCATCATTAAAATCAATAGCATTATTTTCAACATTAAAGGCTAATTGATAGATACCTTTTTTACCATATTTAGAATTAAGAATACCTGCAACATTTTCTAATTTTTTATTTTTTTGATTAGCATTATCATCGGCTGTAACTAAAGCTTCCCCTAGTTTACTTATTCTTTCGCCAATAGCAGCATCCTCTTCACCCCATCTTTCTAATTGTCTTTGTAATCCACCTGTTAAAAGTGATGTTAAAAATGCCATTATTCTTCTCCTTCCATTTCCATTTCAGGTTGTTCTGTTTCTCTTTCCATTAGTCCCATACGTCTTTGAGGTAATTCTTCAGGCTCTTCCCCTTCTTTTTTAGCCTCTTGTGCTTTCATATCACTAATAACTTTGTCAAACTTTTTACGTAATAAAAATTCTTCGGCAATTTTAGTAGGTGATTTATCATCCAAAGTAACAACAATTTCTTTTAGTTTGGCACGTTTAGCAATACCTACAATCATTGCCATAACAATAGGTGCTAATAAAACAGCTAAATCAGGATTCCATTTACCCTCTGTGAAACCTGCAAATAATAACATTCTAACAATAGCTTCTACAGGAACTCCCGACTTTAACATTGCTAGCATATTCATTGCGGCATCATCTTCTGTTATTCTTCTAAAGATAGATTCTGCTGCTTCGTTAATATTTGTATGTCTGGGCGGATGTTCCCAAGGATAATTACCGGGTTCGTCTGTTAAAGATTGTCCGGGTACGGGTGCATCAAATATATTATATTTCATAATTAACTTTGTGTGAATCTACTAATACGTTGTAACCAACTAGACAATACTTCATCATAATTATAGACATCAGGTGCTTTTGTTTCTGCACCTTTTTCCATACCTGAAGAAGTCATTTCAAACATACCACTAATTGATGGTTCTTCAATTAAAGGAGTAGGACTTCTGTCCTTAGCTTTTGATTTAACAGTGCTATAAATACTTGCACCTGTTTTTACGATATTCCATATACTTCCTAAATCCATAGTTCCTCCTAAATTCTATTAATAACTTCTATTGCAAATTCACCCATTAACTCATAGAGTTTGGTCTTTTGATTCTCATCAGCTATATCAAAAGCTGTTTGTCTTTGGATAGCTGCAACAGCTAAATTGTGTTGTCTGTTTAAAGCATTTTCAGCAGAAGTATTTGCCCATGAAGCTTCATCTCTCCACTGTTGCCATAAAGAAGACATAGCATAATTAGATATACCTAATAAATTTGCAGCATTAGTTTGATTAGAAGCGTTAATGGCTGCAGTATTGGCAGTGTTAATATTTCTTCTCCAAGTAACATTGGATTGGTCAATAACACGTTGATTCTCTACATTAAACCTTTCTCTTTGGTCTTTTAATTGAGCATTAAACTGAGTAATCTGTGCTTGAAGAGCAGAGTTAGCTTGGTCTACTGCTATTTTATTTTTAGCATTTTCTGCTTCAATTCTATTCTGTTCTGTTGCATTAAATTGTGACATTGAATTTTGCATTGTTGCATTATTCTGTTTAATTTGTGCTTGAAGGTTATCAAAGAACTGGTCAGTTTGTTGTTGGCTTGTAGCATTAAATTGTCTAGCAGCATTAATAGCAGATTGGTCAGATAAAAGTTTTTGCTGTCTTAACTGTGCATTTTGAAGATTAGCTTGTTGGTTATTTGTTAAGTTAGCCATATCCATTTGGAAGTATTGTTGAGCATTTAGAATAGCAGCTTGTTGTCTGTTATTTAAATTTTGAAATACGACTTGAGAATATGTTTGAGCATCTTGCTGAGCAATAGGAATCGAAGCATCTAATACACCTCTAGCAATAGCTTCAGCAGCAATACTAGAAGAACTTAAACCTCTCTTTGCCATAGCGGCATCAGCTAATCTTTGAGCAGCACTAGCAAATGCAGGTAAAGGCTGTCCTGCTTGTTGTGCTTGAATTACTTGATTAGAAATACTCTCTAACTGTCCCATAACAGTAGCTTCTTTTGGCATATCAGCCACATTCATAGTTGCAGCAATAGCCGGTTTAGTAACACTTCCTTGAGCAGCAGCCATTTGTTCTGCAGGTTGACCTGCTTGGGCTACATAAGTTTGATAGGCTTTAGCAAAATCGGAAGGTTGTACTTGAGCAGTTGTTCCTACAGTGGTAGGAGTTACGGTCGGAGCAGTAACAGTAGGGGCTGCGGCTGTAGGAGCAGGAGCAGTTAATCCGGGAGTAGTTTGTATTTCACCTGTTTGAACTTGCTGTAATTGAGGGGTAATCGCAGTTCCACTAGGTAAGGTAGGTTGAACCATTTGAGCAGCAGTCGTAGCCTGAGTTAAAGCAGAAGTATCTGTTTTAGTTTCAGGTATTGCTGTTTGTAAAGCGGTTACCTGTTCTTCTCTTGTAGTAGGAGACTTAGGAGTAGGTTGAGGTGTCATAGCAGGTGCTTGTCTCATTGTAAATTCCTGCCCTCCTATAGTTCCTCCTGTAAATCCTACGGGTACTTGATATCTAACTCCTTGGGCATCATACATATATTGATTACCTTGTTGAGGCATCACTGCTGTGTAAGGTTGACTTCCCGGTCCGTATCCTAGTTCAATTGCCATTAATTACTCCCTTTAATTAAATATGCTTCCATCCACATAATCTTTTCTTTTATCACTGCTATATCCTGTTGCATTTGGGTGACTGCATCTATCTTAGTTTCCACTGCATCAAGTCTTGCTGAAAACATACCCCAAGTCATACCAATCGTTACAAGAAGTACGATATAAGGTAATAATGTTTTCAGGTCTAGTTTCATCCGTTTGCCACTTTCATTTTAGATACACGTTCACTTTGTTCATCCCATGCCTTGGCTAATTCTTTTTCCTTAGCATAGTCAGGTTTATTTTTGTTAATCGCAATGACTTCATC